GCTAGAGAGATTGTCTTTACTCCTTCTGTAGAAGCAAATGTGCCAGACTCAGAAACTAAGGATCCTTCCTGTACTGCTAAATTGCTAAAGCCTACAGGGTTTAAGGCATCTACAGAAGGGTCTGCTTCTATATCGTACAAGTTTATATTTCCGTTACTATTAGCAGTATCAACTTTACCATCTACTACTTTATACAAAGTAAAAGTAACTTGTCCTCCATCCTCAGGAGAAGTGGTAGTAAAAACTCTGTTCTCTGGGGTAATAGTATACTCAGTGGAAGCATTATCAAACGTAACTTCTATGTCAGCGGCTGAAGATAAAGGTCCTTTGAGGTTAACTCCAACTAAGTCTAATAGCTTTTTTACACTTTCTCTCTGTACGGCAGTTTCTAAAAAGCTTTCGTTAGCTAACATGTCAACCTTCATAGAGTTTACTGACCCCATATACGCTACAAGCTCTAAAAGCATCATACCTAAGTCTGACTCTGCAAAGTAATTGTAGTCAGTAGGATAAACTGCTTTAACGTAGGAGATTAATTCAGCCTTCAACGTATCAAAATCTGTTGCGGCAAAGTTAATAAGAGAAGGTTTACTCTTCTCTGGCATTTTAGCTAACTTTAGAAAGTCTGAGCTAATATTTGTTGTAAATTTCATTAAATTAATTTAACCTCTACTTCTGATATGATTGAATCCTCTTTATCTAAACTAAAGAGTAATATTAATTTTAAGGAGTTTCCTCCACTAGGACCAGTTATATTCAGTGGGAAGACAGAGAGTTTTAGTAAAGTTGCTCCAATTATATACTTTTTAAAAGAAGTAGATACTTCTCTCTTAATACCATCAAATGTATTCTCGTCTAAAGGCTGAAATAAGAACCTCCTTAAGCTAACTCCGAAATCTGGAAGCATTACCCTCTCCCCTCTTTCTGTCTGCATAAGTTGTTTTATTGCTGCTCTTACCGAGGTTACATCGGTAGTTCTAGAGAAATACCCTCCTACCTCTTTTCTTGATCCTAAAGGGAAGTTAAGTCCAACAAATCTATCCTTTTTGGATGTTGCTTGTGCTTTATTCGGTTGTGTTGGTTGTCCTCCATAAACCGTTACTGTTTGATTTGTTGCCATAGTTAAACTCCTATCTTATATAGTGCTATGTTACTATTTTGTCTGGTCCGTCTGGTAGGACAGCTAAGGTTCCAACTTTATCAGCAAAATAATCTATGTCTCTAGCTAAAACTTCAATCACCCAATTCACATTCTCTCTCTCACTCAAGATCTGAAAGGTTTCCGTGTTAGGTTCTCCTAAGCTATTTGTAGGAGGTACAGATAAAAGAGCAGACTCTAAATCAGATAAGTATCCGGGTCTTATGTACACTTCAGGGTTAGTATGAATACATGATGTATGTAATTGGTGGGTTTCTGATGAGTAAGCAGTCTTTAGCTTTTCCGCTGCTTGTATACTAAACGCAGCATCGTGAACATCTCTAGTAACCCACCTATCATTCCAATACCCACCAAGACCAACAGCGGAAGAGTCCTGTATTTTTCCACTGGGTCCACTAAGGTCAATGTTTGCAAAAGGGTTAATAACTTTACCAGACCCACCATGATTAATATTTATATTACTAACGTCCCACTCATTTTCTCTTCCTGCATTCGGAGGACCAAAATTAAAACCACTAAAATCAAGGACTGCGCTTACTTGAGGTGTGTTTGAGACGATAGTTTGGTAAGCTGAAAGCGGGATACCGTTGACTACTGTAGTAGGGTTAGCGTTATAGTAGTCATTCAAACTAGAAGTATCTGGTAAGAACGTTAATATGTCTACACCAAAGGTAGAACTGAATGTTGTTAGAGCATCTTCACTTAATACTACCTTCCAATCAGATATAGCTTCTAAGTTAGCAGCAGACGTACTCATAGTACCTGCTCGATATAGAGCAGGGATATTTTCATTTTCTGGCTTACCAAACTTTAGATGATCCAAACCAAAAGTTGGATCTCCAAAGTCCCCTGCTGAGACTGAGTGCCTATCCCCACTCCAATAAACCCTAGCTCTCCAATCCATGTTAAGTTGTTCGTGGTTGGCTTTAAGTCCCGGAATAGAACTCCAATCCGAGAAGTTTTCTACATCATCGTAAGTATTATACGTAGTAGCTACACCAACCCTAATGTCTCTATTTTGAAGGAGTGTTCCTAGTGCATATTTGGTTTTGTCTTCAAGATCTTCAAGCTGAGCACTCTTAAATCCGGGCTCGTAGTCTGTTCCAGAGGTAGGAGATGCTACTTCATAATATTCTCCGACAGTTCCTTTAGGCACATAAACTGAGCCAGAAATATCATAGATAGTTTTTCCTCCTGAGTTTCCATAACCCTTAGCGTTAGCATCTACAAAGCTCTCTACTCTGTAAAAGTTTTCTACACTAAAAGCAGTAGCTCCAAATACACCAGCATACACCTCAGTGGATTCCCATAATACAGGATCATTCGTTTGAGATTTAGTTGCTGCGAAATCAGGTGCCCACGTAACCCAGTTAGCGATAACTGCTCCGAAAGAGGAACCTCCTACAATAATCTTACTTTTGTCTACACCGTACTTTCGGTGGTTATACTTAAGATGTTGAATAATTCTCGCAGCATCCTGCCAACTAGATTTGAAGTTTGTTGTTTCAGGACCCCCAGATAAAGTTAAAAGTGGTTTTGTATTGTCGTTAATGGGAAGCATTGCAGCACTGGAGTCGTTGGAGGATCCGAACCCTTCTCCTGCAATCATCCAAGGATACTTAATGGGGAATGTGTTAGCATCCGCTAACTCTCCAGTAGTATTAAGTAGTCTGTAGTTTATAGCCACTACGTTTATACCATTATCTATAAAGTCTTTAATTGAAGTGTCAGCAAAGTCCGCTTTACTACCACCAATTCCACCTCCGGGATAGAACTGAATATAGGTAGGGTTTCCTCCGGGCAGTTTGTCTTTGGCTTCGTAAAAATCAAAAAGATGAGCCGTGGTGTACTCCTCGTTAGGAGGTCCATAGTACTGATCAATAAACTTAGCAGTAACAGATAAAGATTTATCTAAATCAATATCTTTGAAAAATCTTTTCTGTGTGTTGTAATTACTAATAATCTCTTCTCCCGATATAGCTCTTGAGTAGAACTTCATACTGCCGATATGGCCGTTTAGTGGGCTAGTATTACCACCCCTGTCTCCACCTAAAAAGTTATTGTGGTTAGCCATACCATCCGTATAGCCTCCCCCTACAATCCAAGGTGTGTAAAAGTTGTTTAGTTTTGGTCCTTCGTGTAAAGTACTCGGAGCATCTGTAGTATCTTTTGAGTACTCAAAACTGTTATTCATATACCTACTAGGTAGGTTTAAAGGCTCTTTTTTAGCTAGCCCAAAACTTTCCGTTACGGTTGTTTCAGATATAAGCTCAGAATCTGCGTAAAATCTAATGGAGTCTTCGGCAGGATCCACGGTTATAGTACACAATACAAACTCACTTGAAACTCCACCAAAGGACTTTCCATTTGTGGTAGTGTTAAGGTCTACAGAGTGTCCTAAGTAAGTCGTGTCTTGTAAACAATCACTACTATTAATCCAAGACGCACTCGAAAGATCTCTAGATTGTGTTGGTGCTATAAAGAACTTTGTATTAGCAGAAGAGTTATCTTCGTTTAGGTTACTGTAGCCAGCGTCTTGAGTTATTCTCCTATCCCTAGTAAACCCTATTATAAGACCCTGTACAAACTGATCTCCCCTGTCTAACTCTAAGTAATCTAAATCTCTAAGATTGCCAAAATTGTCAAGGGGTTTAAAGTTCTCTTTAGACCCAACATTCTCACTAGCTAAAACACACTTAGTAAGTGAGGATAAATCCCCATCAACCCAAGCGGAAGAACTCGTCAAGTCTGGAACGTGAGCCCAGAACTCTACAGTAAATCCTTCTTTGTTGTAAGTAAGTTCTCGGAACTCTTTAGTATCTGGTAGTTTATAGAATGATCCCATACCAGATGCAGAAGTAACATCTGTTGATTTGTTTTTAGCAATCCCTTGCAAGTAAGGAATTCCTAAACCCTTCCTGAAAACATCTTTAGCATTCGCAGCAGCTAGTTGAGCGTTGTTGTACTTGTTTGATCCTGCTGAGTTTGTAACAGCAAACTCTAAACTCGAAGGGGTAGTTCTAGAAGTTTCCAAGAAGTTGTAAATAGCTACAAGACCTTCTGTAGAGATTCCATCAACTAAGGACAATGTTGGAGCAGACGATGTTGATTCGTTAGTAATACTCTCTACCCCTACATTAGGGACGTTTAAGTGGTTATAACTTACTGTAGGTGCCTTTTCGGTAGGTGCAACAAAGGTAGGATTAATCGGTAATACGATACCATTAACTTCGCCTTGTTTGAACGTTAGAGATTTTTGTTTCTCTAGATCTACGGAAACATTTAACTCCTCTAAAAGAGAGAAGTCGTTTATTGGGACATTACCGGGAGATACTACAGGATTTTCTCCGTACAGAGTAGGAACCTTTACATAAACCTCGATCTGTTTTTTTCTTTTATCAATGCCAAAATTATGCTTAGATGCAGCAGTAATTATAGACTCTCTGTGGTTTTTAGTTATCTGAGAATCATCACCGTAAGACTGCTGAAATTCTACTAGTACTCCGGATAAGTCTGAAAGTTGTTTATCTCTTTGTTGTATTAGGATCTGGAGAGGTGTGTCTCCGTTGTAGAATTTCTGTAATCCTGCACTATCATCAATAATGTTAATATCAAAGATATTGTCCTTAAATACTTCTAACGCTCTTAGGCTAACGGAATCTCCTCGCCCACCTAAGTTTGGATCGTAGTCGTACTTCCACACATCTCCGGGAGCTACAGTGCCAGAAATGGCTAAGTTAATAGGGTCTAATCCACTTGTTTGTGAGTCGTAGTACAAGCCATCACTAGTTAGAGTGTATTGACCTCTCTGAGACAAAGGAGGACCATACACAAGCCTAAATACTTCCTCATCTAATCCGGGATCGTCAGACCCTAGTGTCGGCTCTAAGCTAGGATCTAGTCTCCTCTCCTCTAAAATATCGTTAATATCTGACAGAGAATCATCAATAGCGGCTAATAACTCTCTATGGAGATCTGCTCTAGCGTTCATCGCTGGGCTAAAGGAAGCTCTTATGCTTTCCTCGGAAAGAGAAGATTTCGGTGGATTTAAAGAATCATGAAAGTCTTTTATACAATTTAAAGCATCCGAAACATCGTCGGCTAAATCGCTTACCGCATCAAAGGCACCAGCTAGATCTGACAAGCTCGCCCCGAATCCGGGAAGATCTAACTCTAACCAAGAGGTCCCCTGTTCTGTTGGAGTTTCAAAAAAACCACCCACATTAGCTACCCAAGCAGTGAATCTTTGTAACCAGTTTTGAGACTTCTCTGAACCACCTATCATAGAAGCAGAGATTCCTCCTAGTATGGAGCTTGACAATTTACTTAATACTTGCTTACCTAGCTTTAACAGACACGGAGGTATTCCGTGCTGTTCTGCTAATGCTCCTACTGGGTCGCTAATAGTTTTAGATGCATCGTCTAGGAAATCACTAGCACCATCAATACCATCAACTGCTTTTCCTAAATCTCCAGAAATGCTTTCACTGCTTGCCATTTTTTAAATCTCCACACCTAAGTTTAAGTAGTTGTCTATCTCAGGTTTGCTTATTATAGGTAAAGAGTTTAGGTGTATTTGAGTACCTTGAATATTTACGTTACCTGTAGCTTTTATATTTAGGTCCCCCATAGCTTCTAGGTCTAAATTACCACCAGACTTGATGCTTATCCTAGAACCAAGACCTGCGGTTTCAAGATCTATAAGGTTTAGTACTCCCGTAGCTTTGTTTAAGCACTTAATGAATATTCTTCCTTGTGGACCTTTAGCAAATAGGTTAATATCATTAACTTCTGTCTGTAGGTTGATATTACCCTTTTGGGGATCGTAAGTAGTAACTCCTAGTATTGTCGGATTTCCTCCATTGTTAACTATGTTTATGTTATCTGCGTTGGGAAGATTTTCAATATGAATTCTACCTTCGTCGCTAAGAATATCAATATCATACTTCATTCTAAGAACAAAAGACCTGACTTTTCCAATAAGACTATTTATTGGCTTTGCCATCATCTTTAAGTAATCACCCAACCCGTTAGTTATAGCTACACCATCAATCTGAGGGGAGTCATTTAGTGTTACCTTCTTCCCTGTAGCTGATTTAAGTTGGACTCCTATGTTTTGATAGTCTTTAGAAAACTCATCATTGATCACAAGTCCTGATCCCCTCTCACCCATGAATGTCTTTTTCATAGGTACTCCCGAAGCTCTTCTTAGGTTTTTGTCTGTTCTACTTAATGAGGCATTGTCTACTACAGACTGTAGGTAGTAGTAAGTTCCTGACCCTCGAACCTTACAAATCAAAATTTCTGTACCAACTTGAGGAAAGGATACCATACCTCCTTCATTCCCAGTCCAATAAGGTGATGTGTACGTTACTGGAAAAGTCTCTCCTCGTAGTTGCATCTCACCTGTTTCTGGGTTTAGCTCTTTAAATCTAACATTTAAGGAAGTAGGCATACCTCCTTTACTATAAGGTACTACTTCTGCTAATAATATATCCATTTAAAAAAGACCGGGGTTAACTATGTTTTTCTGCTCTTCGCCTAAAACACCAAAAACATTTTCTGGTGTTATGATGTTCGGATTCTTAAGTATCTCTGTCTTAAGGTAGTCATTAAATATATTATATAGCCTCTCCTTGTCGGCATCACCAAATAATGACTCGTCTTCTAAGATAGCTTCAACATTCTCCTTATCGAGAATAGACATTAAAGTAAACGTTGATGTTAGTTCTTTTGAACTAATGTTATGGCTATATCCTAATATTTGATAAGTGCCAGAATAAAAGGATGAGGCTAGCTTTTCTCCTTTACTTCTAAATATAGGAACCTCATTAAAGTTAAACTTTACTTTTTGTTCCAGTAACTTGTACCCACTATATTGAAATAATGGCAAAGTTTCTACTGTAGCGTTTACATGCAATCTTTTAAACTTATCTAGTATTGCTGGAGTTAGCAAGTCTGAGGTTATCTCGTCTGAAGTTACTAATATTCTCTTAAGTCTTGTCTCCTCATCAGCTACAAAACCAGAAACTAATCCTTTGAGTACGTCCTTGACCGATCTCGATGACCCCTCACTAGTCTCTGTATTAATAAGTTCTAATATAGATTCTGGTCTTGTAGGATTAGACTTCTTTTCAAATTTATTTTTACGCAGATTACTTAATATACTTTCCTGAGCATCTCTAAGCATTGATAAATAAGATTCATTACTAGTTATATCAAGTTTTGTTATAACGGAATCTGTAGTACCAAAAGAAAGAGACATTGTTTCTGGAAGATCTTTACCATTAACAAGTAAGGCTTTTCTAACTAGTTTGTTGTTTCTGTAATCTGATCCAAGATATTT